GTGGCACACCCTCCATGCACTGACTTGGCTGTGAGTGGTGCTGCTTGGTTCAAGGAAAAGATAGCGGATGGTAGGCAGCAGAGGGCTTTGGATTTTGTCCAAGCTTTGATGGATGCCCCTATTCCTATGATTGCTATTGAGAATCCAATCAGTGTTATCAGTAGTAAGATACGCAAGCCTGACCAAATCATTCAGCCTTGGATGTTTGGACACAAGGAAACAAAAGCCACTTGTTTGTGGCTTAAGGGCTTGCCTAAGCTTGTCCCTACGACAGACCTAAAAGAGGAGACAATGGCTCTACCAAGGAACGAGCGTATGCGTCTACACTATTTGCCTCCAAGTGCAGATAGGTGGAAGATACGTAGTGAAACATTCCAAGGCATCGCTGATGCTATGGCTAACCAATGGGGGAAAGTATGAAGGTGTTTGTATATTTCAATTTGCACAAGCGTGTCTTCTCTGTGAAGGCTTTAGAAGGCAAGGACAAGGGCAGGGTTATAGGGCACAGAACGTCCTTGGCTATATACAGCCCTACCTTCAAGGTATCAGAGGCTGGAAGACAGCGTGTGGTGCGTGAGAAGCGCAAGAACGTACATGCAGGGGTTGTTGGTTTCCTCACAAGCCCCTATGATTGGACTAAGGAGGTTGTCATATGGGAGCGTGTCTTCTATAGCCCATACCTGATGTCATCCTTTGCCACACATGCTGGCAACCCTGTGCATAAGGCTAAGTTTGCAAGGATGGAAATTGTTAATGGTGTACCCTCTGTGGAGGCAGGCAATGCGGAATCATGTTGATGGCATTGGCATCTTCTTGGTGTACCTCATTGGGTTTATTGTTGGTTTGTGTATAATTAGATTCTTTAAACAAAGGAGAAAGTAATGGGACTAGATATGTATTTGACAGCAAAGCGTTACATCTATGACTTCGGAGATGATGGCAAGGCTTTGCGTGAACAGCTTGAAGACCTGAAAGTTAATGGCATGGCTGTGAAAGAGATTTCATATGAGGCTGGCTATTGGCGTAAGGCTAATCAAATCCACAAGTGGTTTGTTGATAACATACAAGAAGGCGTGGACAACTGTGGTGAATACCTTGTAGGTATAACTGAATTAGAATGTTTACTTGAGAAGGTCAATGAAGTGTTGCGTAATAGAGACAAGGCAAATGAGTTGTTACCAACAGCCAATGGGTTCTTCTTTGGTAGCTACACCTATGATGAAGGCTATTTCGATGACCTCATTCAAACCAAAGCAATCATAGAAAATGTATTGTCAATAGAGGACATACGTAAGTATGATTTTTACTACAGTTCTTCATGGTAACTAGCCAGTTACCACGCAAGCCCTTGACAGCTTCTTGTATGTCTTGTACAATAAAGACATATAAGAAAGCTTCTAATTAATAATATTAAGGAAAACATATATGAGATGTTATTGTTGTAATGCTAGTTTGTCTGACTTTGAAGCTACACGTAAGAGTGCACAGACAGGTGACTTTTTAGATATGTGTAATGATTGTTTCTCTTATGTTAAAGATGATGTTGATGTTGTAGAGAGACAAGACTTACAACATGCTTCTGATGACGAGGAGATTGAAGATGATGAACAGTGATGAAAAGCTAGAGAGGTTTATGTCCTTCACAGTTGCTGATTGTGTTGAGCTTGTATCTCTTGTTGGTTATGTTAAATTCATGGAAGTTTTACAGACAGCTCTCTTAACAAAGAAAAACTCTTTGCCTTTGTCTCAAGAAGAACTAGATGCAAGACAGAAACATTTATGGAATGATTGGAAGTATTGATGGCTTTTGTTAAAACACATCAGCCATGCACATCATGTGACAGTAGTGATGGCATGTCTGTTAATGATGATGGTTCAACCTATTGCTTTGTTTGTAACACGCACACAAAGCCACCCAAAGAAGAAGGATATATGCAGACAACGACAGCCACAGCAAAGCCTGTGGATGAGGCTATAACAGCCCTTAGAACAGCCTTTCAAACCTTGGCTACACCAGCCATTGGAAGCAGACGCATAAGCAGGACAACTGTGGAGAAGTATGGCATTGTTTCTGATGCCACCCACGTATGGTTTCCCTACTATGACAATGATGGGAAGCTCTTTGCTACAAAGAAGCGAAGCATCAAGGAGAAGAAGTTTGCCATTGAGGGAGATTGGAAAGCCACCTGTTTGTTTGGACAGAACTTGTTCACCAAGGGAGGGAAGTATTTAACCATTGTCGAGGGTGAGTATGATGCCCTTGCTGTGTTCCAAATGCTTGGCTCCAAGTGGCCTGTTGTCTCTGTGCGTAATGGTGCAGGAGGTGCAGCAAAGGATGCCAAGGAGCATTACGAGTGGCTCAATAGCTTTGAGAACATTGTTGTTTGCCTTGACAATGACGAGCAAGGACAACAAGGGGCAGCTCAGCTATGCTCTGTGCTTGGCTCCAAGGTTAAAGTTATGAAGGGGGTTGATGGCCTGAAGGATGGGTGCGATTGGCTCCTTGCTGGTAAAGAGAAGGAGTTTATTGACCGCTGGTGGGCTGCTGAGAAGCACATCCCTGATGGCATTGTTGCTGGCTCTACCCTGTGGGAACAGGTGTCTAAGCCCTTGGAGAAGGCAGAGGTGTCATATCCCTTTGAGGGCTTGAACAAACTCACCTATGGCATACGTAAGGGAGAGCTTGTAACTGTCACTGCTGGCTCAGGCTTAGGCAAGAGTCAATTCTTACGAGAGCTTATCTGGCACATCCTCTGCAAGACACAGGACAACATTGGCTTGATGTTCTTGGAGGAAAGTGTACGTAAGACAGGCACATCCATCATGTCTCTGGCTGCAAACAAGCCCTTGCATTTGCCTGATTGTGATGCTACAATGGAAGAGAAGAGAGCAGCTTTTGATGCCACCCTTGGCACAGACAGGCTGTATATGTTTGACCACTTCGGTAGCACAGACATTCAGAACATTGTGAAGAGAACAGAGGAGTTTGCTAATGCCTTTGGGTGTGGCTATGTGTTCCTTGACCACGTATCAATTGTTGTAAGCTCACAACAGAATGGTGACGAGCGCAAGGCTTTGGATACAATAATGACAGAGCTTCGTACATTGGTTCAACGTACAGGCATAAGCCTAGTGCTTGTGAGCCACCTGAAGCGTCCTGATGGGGGCAAAGGACACGAGGAAGGGGTAGCTACCACCTTGGCTCAGCTACGTGGCTCAGGCTCCATTGCTCAACTCTCTGACATGGTGCTTGGTCTTGAACGTAATGGTCAGGCAGATGATGAGAAGGAACGTAACACCACCAAGGTGCGTGTGTTGAAGAACAGGTTTTCTGGCTTAACAGGACATGCTTGTAACCTTGTGTATAGCAAGTACACAGGACGCATGGTTGAGACAGAAGATGAGAAGCTATGAGGAAACGACAACTAAGGAAACGTATGGATACTTTATTGCTTGGTGTGTATGACTTCCCAACATTGGATGGGAACGAAGAGTTTGTAACAACATTCCCTGATGCAGATGATGTTACAATTGAATATGAATGGGAAGAGGATGACCCCTCTGTTGGCTATGTTGGTGGCTTCTCATGGGATGCCTATGTTGATGGTGTAGAAATTACACACATGCTGTCTCTCAAGGACATTAAGTTTGTTGAGGCAACCCTTGTCTCCTACAATGAGGAGTATTGCTGATGGCTTCGTGGCTCATTGCCACCATTGGTGTGGTGTACTTGGTGGTGGCTATAGACTTAATGCTCAAGGGAAACCTTGGTATGGGGGTGGCCTTCATTGGTTACAGTTTAGGTAATGTTGGTTTGTATTTAGCAACGAGGCAAGCATGACACTTATAAATAAAGCATGTTATGAACGTGGCTGCGCTTGTTATGACGACCGAGTAGATGAGGATGCAGTTGAAGTGGTCTTGGCACAGACGCAAGAGCCTGTGGCGCACTGGTCGGATTGTTCTGTGCATAGCGAGCCAGCGTATCCAAAAGGTGAGTGTGATTGCGGTGGAATTGTTGCAGTCGCTGATTACACGGCGCTATCCGACAAGTATGTTGCTTTATCCGACAAGTATGTTGCTTTGAAAGCACAGCGCACATGGGTAGGGCTGACGGATGAGGAAATCGACAGCTTTCGAGAGGCGAACTCTGAAGGGCGTGGCGCAGGCTGGCGGTTTAATTTTAAAGGCTTTGCCCGAGCCATTGAAGCCGCACTCAAGGAGAAGAACACATGAAACTTTATGACGTACCAAGGAACACACGTATAGTTCTTGAAGATGACACAGAACTTATGTTTGACCACCTTGATGGGATGTATAGTGTGTGCTATAATGATAGTGGAAGCATCGTACACTTAGCAGTGTGGACAGAGGTTACAATTAAGGAAGACAAATGACAATATACATTATAGTTTTATACATTTGCATGGAAGCTAAGTGTCAGTTCTTTCAAGCAGAGGGGTATATAACTGACAAGAAAGAATGTGATAGAGAGGTTGCAGCACAGATAGAGAAGGGCAAACGTGAGGGCGTTAAAGTAGATGGAACATGTATTGATTTAGAAGTTCAAGGAAAAAGAGTATGACATTAACAATTGAAGGTACACTCGCACAACGTCAAGACACCTATGGTGATTACAAAGATGTTGCACGTACAGCACAAGACTTAAAACAAATTATGCGTACACGTGGTAACTGGCATGACATGTCACCACCCATGCAAGAGAGCGTGGATATGATTTGTAATAAGCTGGCTCGCATCCTAAACGGCAACCCCTACTATGCAGACAGTTGGCATGACATCTCAGGGTATGCTACACTTGTGGTTAAGGAACTTGGATATGAATAAGGAAACTAAATGCGGAGGCTCTTTCTAGACACAGAAACAAACAGTACCCATGACCACATATGGTGCTGTTACACGTACAATGAAGATGGATATGTATGTCACACAGAAGCAAGTACACTGATTCCCTTAATAGAAAACTCAGACAAAGTGATAGGGCACAACTTGATAGGCTTCGATGCTGGAGTCCTCAAGAGATGTTGGGGAGTGAAGATACCAGCGACAAAAGCGATAGATACCTTGATACTATCAAGGCTATACAATCCAAATATAGAAGGAGGCCACAGTTTGGCAGCATGGGGGGACAGGACAGGACAAAAGAAAACTGACTATGCCCAAGCCTACGTAGACAAGACAGGGTTACTTGCTAGTTACCGATGGGACAACCCTGACCTTGAGCTTCTCTATGAATATTGT